ATTCAGCGTTGCCCGATCCGCTACGATCTATCTGCGACGGCACTAGGCCGATGACAGCCGAAAAGCTCGTTATATTTCGTGCCGAGTGTGATCGTCGTCTGGGGTTGACTCAGTACGCAAAAGAGCATCACGGGCCAGAGTCGCCGAGTAAGCCTCGGACACTGACACCAGCGACACCGCCTGCACCGCTACTCGGTGACGCGATATCATCTGCGTTGTCTGCGATCGGTATCACCGAAGAGCGTGTCAGTGCCTGGCTAGGCAAACCCTGCGGATGCGGGGCCAGAAAGAAAAAACTGAACGATCTGCACGCTTGGTTCGCGGGTGATCGTTCAGCTGCGCCGGTCGTCGAGTAATCAGATAAACACGCCATCGGGCACCATCTGCGAGATCTGATCGGTAATGTCCTCCGGCAGCTGCCAGAGGTTGAGCTTGCCTTTGCATTTGATCGGCCTATCGAACTGGATCGGATCGGCAAGCACCCAGCCAAAATTAGTTGAGCCGTCATCTGGTCGATAGTACCAAGGGGAGTCACTGTCCTCCACGATGTCCACCAGCCGGACGATTCCGCAGACTGCCGAGCAGTCGAGCGTCGAAAGGCTTGGTACGACTAGACCGAGAGGATACACTGCCCCGCGCCGAGGCTGGCCAGCGGAATGGATTGCTAGCCAGCCTCGAAAGGATGTCCGCCAGGTGCGGTTCTCGATGTCTTTCCCTGCGCGGAAGATTGCGTTGACCCAAGGCTGTTTGATGGTCAGTGCTTTCATTGTCGTTCCTTTAAAAAAAGTAACCCGCTGCGAAGTTGCAGCGGGGAATCGTGTCGGTCACAATCGTTTGCGCGTCCGCTGGATCCTGCTGCCTGTCATCGTGTCTCCATGATATTTGGAGACCCATTGTCTCCAGTCGCTGACATCGCCACCATGCACAGCTGCGAGCAGCTGCGCTGCGACGCTTGCACCGAAGGTCGCGTTAGGATTGTCGTCCATCAAATCGATTGCGCTGGTCTTGGTCATGTCGCGCCCTCAGTGTTTGTTCGCTTCGTTCTCAACCCGCTGCGAAGTTGCAGCGGGTTGTCTGTGTGTTCAAGCTCGTTTGCGATAGAGTTGTATGAGCGTTGGCCAAAAAGTATTAGTGTAAAACTCAGATTCGTCATGCTCGTCTTGAGTCAGCTCCCGCTCCTCTCCTCCATCAATGATCCGGACGAATCTATCAGAGTATCCTCGCTGCGATCGGCATTCAGCCTGGTCAGCCAGCAGACAGCGTACAGCAGATGCCATTGTCCTGTGATTGTGGCCACAGCATCCGCGTACGCTGCCACGTGTTGTGTATGTTGTCATTGTTTCGTTCCTTTTGTTCGTTCTCATCGTTCTCAACCCGCTGCGACATTGCAGCGGGTTGTCTGTGTGTCATTGTGTCAGCAATAAACAAAAATGCACCCAGGGTGTCGCTCGACTAGTTGAGCAGATTCGGTAGCCCATTGTTCCGAAGTGTACTCTGGATCGTCTGTTCCTTCCAAATGAGCTAGAACGTATTTTTCTACGAACAGGGTTGACAGGGAGTTGTTTGATCTCATGAACCAAGGACATTTGCCCCAATGTCCATCGTCGGTATAGACAGTCATATTGATTCCGCATGGATAATGTAGAGCGTAGTTTGTTGATTTCATAATCGTTCCTTTTTTGTTCGTTCGTTCGTTCGTTCTAACCCCGCTGCGACATTGCAGCGGGTTGTCTGTGTGGCTCATGTCCATGAGCACAAATTTCGCAGGTGATAGATATCGCACAACAGTTGCGCAGTCTCTGGACACGTCGACTCAAAGGACAGAAATACGTCGTCAATCGCAAATTCCAGGGACATGCCTGAAGCCATTTGTTCAGCCACTTTGACTTGCAACAGGTTGAAGATTTGCTTGATTGCATCGTTCGTCATCGTTTCGTTCCTTTGTTTGTTCGTTCGTTCGTTCGTTCGTTCGCATCACACCCATATTTTATCGTCTGTTTCCAGCTCGTCAATAGATAATATCCAAATAAATAAATAAATAAATAAATAAATTTTGTGGATATTGTCTATTGACATAACGAAAATAGACGATATATTAAGGACGTGACGCAAACGAACGAACAACAAACAAAGGAACGAAACGATGAAAATAACTGTTACAGTAAAAGCTGTCGGGATGTACTTTGGCAAACTGGTTTCGGAACCTACGGAAACAAAAGTTTTCGATTCAATCGTTGATTTCAACGCTTATCAAAACCTGTGCGAGCAATTTGACGACTCGGAATCGATCGTATCTGTAGCCTGGGACTGCAAGTAAAACGCAACACGACAAGCCCGCTGGCAACTTCGCCAGCGGGCCAGAACGAACGACAAACAAAGGACAGAACATGACAATATTTTTGATAGATCACAGAAACGGCTGCGGCTGCGAACAAGTCACAGCCGACACGGCTGAAGAGGCATGCGCCATATATCGGTCGTGGTTGACGCCTCGTCAGGGTGACTACGAGATGGTCGCTAGGGTTGCCGATGACGACAACGAACCAAAAGATTGAGACCGACAACACAACAGCCCGCTGGCAACATCGCCAGCGGGTTTATTTTCATCGCAATCAGGGAGGACAATGCCATGCTAGTTTTATCGCGTCGAGTTGACGAGTCTATCCGCATTGGTGAGGCCGTTATCACCATAATCAGCCTCGCTGGTGGAGTCGTCAAAGTTGGTATCGTCGCGCCACCGTCCGTTGTGATTTTGCGGACAGAATTGGAGAAGCCATGACCGAATTTTCGGAAGACCGATTTTACGCCAGCGTTCAAAAGTTTACGTTCAACGGCGAACAGTACGTTCAGCTTTGTGATTACCAGTCCATGCGCGATGCACATCGACTGGCCAGACAAGATGCGAGAGCAGCTGTGGCCTCGCTTGAAAAAACGATTGCCAAGCTGTACGAATTGACGATGAAACGACAGGAGCAGACGCGATGACATTTTTTGTTTGCATCGGCACGCTGGCAGTCGCCAGCGTTGTTCTGTGTTTTTTGATTGAAGGGGAGAAATAAGGATAACAATGACGAAAATTGAACTGCTCAAAAGCATGCTACCGAAGGCGTGGCTCAAAGATCCCGAAATCATGGCTGTGGTTGACAGCCTCAAGGACAAACAGCCGATCCGCAAGAACGGATCACGCCCAGCGTGCGCCAGTGTCGTTGAGCAGATTTGCAGTTCGACAGAGCCTATCGACGAGCTCTGTCGAAAGCACGGCGTCAGCCGGTCAACGATCTACAAAATTCTTAAAGAAGACACGGATCCGGTTCGTGTGGCCATGAAACGCAAACGAAAGCCGAGGTCAAAATGACCGACATCGACGAACGACGACGACAGATCATGCGACACCTCGACGAGCGGTACTATGCTCACTATGCCCGCATAGACGCCGAGACAGCGGACGAGCGAGCGTTGCGACTGGGACAGCCAACGTCATACGATCTACGCATGAGGGGCGATCTCAGGATGTGTCTCGACGGACACTTCCGCTACGGCTGGCCAGGTGATACAGATTCCAATTGTGCTGGGTACGATTACAGGCAATAGAACAGGGGGTGGCGATGTAAAGAACGTAAACAACTAGAACGAATTGAATCAATATTTACACAAACGAGCGAGGAAAAATGAAGATCTCTAGTGGCAAGAAGTCGAGGCCGAGGAACATATTGATTTACGGCGAACACGGTTGCGGGAAGACGACGTTGTCAGCAACGTTCCCGAATCCGTTAATCATGGACATCGAAGGCGGCAGCGACGATATCGACGTTGACCGCAGCGACAGAATTAAGGACTACGCTGAATTCCAAGCGGCGTTGTCATGGCTGATAACGTCTGAACATGCGTTCACAACGGTCATCGTTGATTCTGTGGACTGGCTGGAAATGCTCGTCCAAAGGCATGTTGCCGAGGCGAACGGTGTGCAGAGTATTGATCTCATCAATTATGGAAAAGGATTTTCATTTTCAGCGGATGCTTTCGCCAGCCTATTAACTGGATTCCGAAAGCTCAACGAACGTGGCGTGGCCGTGATCTTGATTGCACACAGCAAGACCGTGAAGCACACGCCTCCAGACTCGGATTCTTACGACAGGCGAGAGCCAGACCTTCACAACAAGGTTAGTAGCCTGCTGCTCGAATTCGTTGACGAATGCCTGTTCTTGACGACAAAGGTTTTCACGAAGACCGAAGACCTCGGCGGATTTAAGGGCAGTCGGAAAGTCGCAATCAGCAGTACCGACAGGATACTGATCACGGGCGGATCACCTGCCGTTGTTGCAAAAAACAGGCTTTCGATGCCGTCTGAAATACCGGCGACATTTTCGGACTATCGCAAATTTATTACTGGTTGAACGAACTGTTACTTGAAAGGCTAGAAAATGAACTTGAACGGATTTGACGCGGCACAAATTGAAACGAAATCAAAATTCGAACTATTGCAGAAGGGGCAATATCGGGCGTGCATCATCGACAGCAAGATGAGGCCAACTAAAAATGACGGAGAACAGCTTGTCCTTCGGTTCCAAGTTCTCAATGGGCCAGCGAAGGGGCGTATTCTATTCGCGAATCTGATGCTCAAACATGCCAGTTCCCAATGCGTGGAGATTGCGAAGAGAGACCTTGCGAAAATATGTAAGGCGATCAACGTCTTAAGGCCATCCGATTCTTCTGAGTTGCACAACAAGGAATTGACCATCTGTGTTTCGGTCAAGAAAAACGGGCTGACGCTGGAAGATGAAAACATCATCGTTGATTTCCAGTCGTCATCCGGCGTCATGGCCGAGGCTGACGTAGTCCGTGAGCCGATTGAAACGCCGAAGACTCCTTGGTAAATGCTGTTGAACGAAACGACCACAGCCGGCGAATTGCTGGCTGTGGTCATTGATAACAATGAAAGCAAAAATGATTCTTAGAGATTATCAGATTGAGGCGGTTGAAGCTGCTTGGCGTCACGTCTGCAAACACAAGACAAATCCCGTGATTGTCGCACCAACCGGAAGCGGCAAATCTCTAATGATCGCGGAACTCTGTCGGGCGGCTGTTGAGGTGTTCAATGGCCGAGTGATTGTTCTAGCTCACAGAAAAGAGTTGCTCGAACAAAACTCAGAGAAAATCAAGACACTGTTACCAGATATGAGCATCGGCGTTTATTCGTCGGGCTTAAAATTACGGGACACAAAGCAGGATATTATTGTCGGCGGAATCCAATCCTTGTACGAAATTGCCGATCGCTTTGGGAAACGAAACCTGATCATTGTTGATGAATGTCATCTCATTCCAAAAGATAAGGGCGGGATGTATTCCCAGTTCCTTTCTGAGTGCAAAGACATCAATCCTGCTTTGCGAATCATCGGACTAACCGCAACACCCTACAGGCTGTCTGACGGCAACCTGTGCAGCGAATACGGGTTCCTCAATGAAATTTGCTACAGCATCGAAATCAAGCCTCTGGTCGATGCCGGATGGCTGGCGAAGCTGTCAGCCGCTGCGTCTTCGTTGACGCTTGATTTCTCGAATCTGCATATCAGGAACGGCGAGTTCGTCGAGGCCGAGATGCAATCCGTGTTCGCACCGGAAAACATTGTTCACGCAGCATGCACGGAAATTTGTCACGTCAACAAAAACAGAAAGAGCTGTTTAGTTTTTTGTTCTGGCGTATTGCATGCGGAACATGTCACAAGAGTTATAAAAGAAATTAGCGGAGACTCTGCGTTTTGTGTTGTCGGTGAAACACCTTCGCTTGAAAGAGCGTGGGCGTTGCGTAGTTTTAAAAATGGTTCGCTCAAATACCTGGTCAACTGCGATGTGCTGACGACTGGCTTCGATGCACCAAACATTGATTCGATTGCTGTTCTGCGTGCGACGGCGTCACCCGGTTTGTTCGTGCAGATGCTTGGACGTGGCATGAGGATTTGTGATGGCAAAACAGATTGCATCGTTGTTGATTTCGGAGGAAACCTACGGCGTCACGGGCCAATCGACCATCCGTTGTACGGATTAAAAGTTCCTAATCGAAAAGATACAAATGAGCCTCCTGAAGGGCCGTATAAAAACTGCCCCAGTTGTGGCGAGACTGTTGCACTCGCACTAAAAGTCTGCGAGTGCGGGACTGTGCTGTACGATGATCCTGAAGAAATTGCACGCCATGCTGACAAAGCAGACGGCGAGTCTTGCGTTTTAATGTCAGACGTTAAGAATCAATCATGGTTAGTCGTTAAAACGAAGCTGACGAGACACAAAGGAAAGGAAGGAAAACTAGACACGCTGAAGGTTGAGTACGAGTGCGTACCAGAAGACGGCGGCGACGTTGAGTATGTTTGCCATCACTGCTGCCATGTTGGGACGCAAATGCGTTTATCTGTGCGATCTGGCAAATACAATCAAAACTTGATCCAGTGTTCTAAATGTCTGAAAGAGATCTGCAAGGACTATTCTAGGGGCGATCTGTCATCTAGGACGATCGCGGAATGGGTCTGCATTGAGCATCCTGGCTACGCAGGAACCAAGGCTCGGATGTGGTGGGCGAAAAGAACGAATGCAACATTTCCTCAAAGTATTGACAGCGCAATCATGATTTTCGAAGCTGGTTCCCTATCAACCTCAATCGGAATCACTACAAAGGCGGACGGAAAATTCACGAAGATAGTTGATCACGACATTCCACCCATCGTTGAGAATATGGGTTCTCGACAGCAACGCATCTGCGAGGTGCCGTTTTAGTTAAACAAAAATGCCGCAACGGAGGGCGAGTCCGCGCGGCATCAACAACCTTTTTCACAGATTGATTGTATGAGCATTGATGCACGGCTTCAAGTTTTAAACAACTACATTTCCAGCGGCTATTCGCTTGTGCCGATACCAGCAGGCCAGAAGGGGCCAAACATTCCACGCTGGCAATCGTTGCGGATCACGTCAGCGGATGAGATCCCAGACGGATCGAATATCGGAATCATCCTCGGTACGGCCTCAAGCGGTCTAGTCTGCGTTGACCTTGACCATGCCAAGGCCGTCGAACTGGCGGCAGAGTTTTTGCCAGAGACAGGCATGATCGGTGGACGTGGCTCGGTTGCTTCATTGCATTGGTTCTATCGAACGACAGGAGAAATGAAGAAACGGGCCTACAGTTCTTCTTGCAAACAGAAGTTTATTGAGATCCTCGCCGATGGCCAGCAAGTCGTTGTCGGGCCGAGTGTCCACCCAGACGGGACGCAGTACAGCGTCGTCATTGGTGAGCCGGCGTTAATAGAGCAAGAGGAACTGATCGAGTCAGTTCAGCGTTTGTTCAACGCATGTCTCGTTGAGACGGGTCTTTCTGTTGCGAGTGGCGTTCCACTACCAACCGTTCTATTGCCTGTGACTAGTGGCCATGTGACGCAAGATCTGTACACAGTGTTGGTGCAACATGGTGCTGGCATCTACGGCGAAGGAACGACAGCACAGGGCAACGCCGGTTTCTACGTCCGTTGTCCAGGTGAAGCATTTCATACGACCAAGAACAACACCAAAGATTGCATGGTCTGGACAGGGACTGGCGGTGGATGGCAAGCGCGTTGTCAGCATACTTCCTGCGGAGTCGACTCATGGGCTGCGTACAAGTCTCAGCTCGATCCGTTGTGGATACCGTTTGCGGAAAGCATATCTTTCGTGAATGCGACTCCGACAACATTACCAAAGCCTCCAGTGGTACAAGAGCCGTTCCCAGATGAGTGCTTGAATCCGGGTGGCACACTCAGTCGGATCATTCAACAAAACCTATCAACGGCGATGTATCCGATGCCAGAGCTGGCGTTGGCCGGTGCGTTGGCCTTGATGTCGCTGATCACAGGACGCAAAGTACAAGACCGGCGAGAGCTGCGGACGAACGGATATTATCTAGGACTGGCCTCCGCAGGCAGCGGGAAGAACTTTGCGAGACAACTAAACTCGAAAATCATGACAACGCTCGGAGCTGATGAGTACATCGGGCCGAGCAAACTAAAAAGCTCGGCGGGTCTCGTTAATGCGTTGGTCGCACAGCCGTCGTGTCTGTTCCAACTCGATGAGATCTCAAGACTGCTGCACACGATGAAAAATCCGAAGGAAGCTCCGCATCTATACGACATTGGATCGGTGATGCTCGAAGCCTACGGCGAGGCCAACACCGTCTGGAAGCCGGGTGCATACGCTGACTCGAAAAAGAATCCGATCATCGACCAGCCGCACCTCGTGGTATACGGAACGGCTGTTCCCGAAGAGTTTTGGTCGTCGATCACAGTCAGCAATCTGACTGACGGACTGCTTGGGCGGATGATGGTATTTGAGTTCACTGGCAAAACTACGTTGACAGAATCGGAGATTCAGCCGCTGTGTCCGTTGATGCTGTTTGAAGTCGAACAGTGGCTGAAATACGAGCCGGCGGGCAGTGGAAACATGAAGCACTACAGCCCGACACCAACGATCATACAGCATACTACCGAGGCGTGGAGCCGGTATTGGGATCACACGAAAATGATCGTCAACGGAAAGCCGAACGAATCGGAAGTTGTCAAAGGGATATGGCGGAGGACGGCAGAAAAAACGGGCAAACTGGCCATTCTTTCGGCATGTTCTCGGATCTGTCCTCGTGACAATGCGTTCCCAACCATCGAGCTTTCGGACGTTCAGTGGGCGATAAAGTTGAGCAACTGGCTGACACGCAGACTGCTCGGCCAAGCCGGAATCTATGTCGCGGAGAATCAGCATCAAGACAATCTAAATCGTATTTTGAGGCTTCTGGTCGATTGGACTTCCGTCGATGCGATCGGCCAGAAAGTACGCTGGATGAGGGCCAGAGATCGGAACGAATTGATAGCGGCGGCTATCATCGATGGCCTGATTGAGACTCGCACAGTCGATACAACAGGAAGACCACGAACAGAGTGGAGAAGTCTTGATTCGGCGAGAACTCTGTTTTAGCTGTTTTCAGCCTGTGAAACCATTTTACAGGTAAGTAAATGGCGTAAGTCCTTATGTATTAACTATATATATATAGTATATATATATATCTGTATATATGTATCCTATATATACTATAAATAAAGAAACTAACAAAACCTTTCTTT